GTCATATGCCATTGAGTATTGCCGTTGGTTGTACTTGAAACATAACTACAAGCCGTACTAGCAGCAATAGTTCTTGAGTTAATGTCAGTAATAGTAAAAGTATTAGCATCCGTAACTGTAATAACGTAGTTACCGTTAGTAGCCGAATTACCACTAGCCGCAGCAAATGAAATCCCTACGCGGGCGCCTGTGCTTAAACCATGACTTGAACTAGTTACTGTAACCGTATATCCTGATTGTGCATAAGTAGCCGAAGTAGTTGCAACTGTAGTATCCCAAATACCAACTGTACCGCCTGTAGCAGTGCTTGAAATTACCAAACCTTTAACGCGAAGTCTGCCAATAACACCAAAACCGGTGCTGTTTAAATGAACTGTTTGTACATCATATTGCATTGTCATAATTAATCTCCTAAGTTAAAAGGGGCTAGGGGATTACCCTAACCCATCAGATTAATTACTGTTGGTTTGCAGGTGGATTTGCGTTGCCGCTAGAATCACGAACTACATAAGTAATGATAAACGTGCCAGCTCCAGTACTTAAACTAGTACCAGCCAGTGTATACGATACAACAGCGTCAGTAGTACCCACATTTAATGCCAAAGCAGTAGCGCCACTAGTAGAAGCGACAGCCAAAGCATAAGGAGCCACAGAAGTTACAGTAGTTGCAGCAGTAATATCAGTTGCGCCAATAGTTAATTTAGCGGTTGTAGCTGCACTAAATACAGTAGAAGTAATAAACTGCATAGAAGTGATCTGTGCGCCAGCTGGCAGAACAAAAGCCGTACCGGTCAAAGTACCAAAAACAACGTTCGCTGCTTGCGAAACAGTCGTGGCACCCATATTGCGAATAGTACCAGCGGTACTACCAGTTGTGTTTTTAACAGTGCCTAATAGCCAAGGACCTAAGTGAGTAGCAAAACCCATAATATATCTCCATACAAATAAGGCCCGTTAGTCTTGTATGCGTCTGCCGGGGCAGTCTAAAAGGCCGGTTCTCCCGGTTTCCCTTAGTTTACTACTTTTTTAAATAATTGCAATGGGTTTTATGTAAAATGGGCGAAACGGAGAAAAATATGAGTTCTTGGCTTATTGTTGTTACAGGTGTAATCTACGCCTACATAGCTGCTGAACAAGCCATAAAAGGTAATATGCCTATGGCAGTTGTATATAGCGGGTATGCTTTTTCTAATGTAGGTCTTTATATACTGGCGACTAAATAAAATGACTACTATTGTTGGCGACCCAAAAAGAAAAATTATTGTTTCCGATAGCCAAGTTTCAGACGACGACTCTGATACAAAATCCATAGATAATGAAAAAGTATTTCGCGTGCCACAGGGATGGTTAGCTGGAGCGGGAGATGTAACTAGTATTCAAGAAGTTGTTAAGTATTTTATAGAAGGTAAAAAAGGTAAAGCGCCTGTTATTAAAGATGCTGATGATGCAGACTTTATGCTACTGACAGAAGAAGGCATTTTTGTAGCGGGTAAAGATTTAAGATTCTGGCAAATACAAACACCAGATGCGCTAGGTAGTGGTACCTTAGCCGCTTTAGCAGTTATGACGTTGGGGCACACAGCTGAAGAAGCATGCTGGGCAGCGTGTCAAAGTGATCTATACTCTGGCGGAGATATAAAAGTGTATTCTTTTGAAAACAAACAACCTACTTTGTATAACAAAAATGCCCTATAAAGACGCAGACGCAAAAAAAGCTTTTCACAAGCGCAGATCAGCCGAGCACTATAAAGCCAACAGAGAAAAAATATTAGAAAGACAAAAACTAAGAAGGTTAGATGCGCGGCAAAAATGGAATGAATACAAAAGCACACTAGCCTGCTCCAAATGCGGGGAAGATCACCCAGCTACATTTGATTTTCACCACGTAGATAAAGAAGATCACCAACACGTACACCAGCTAATAAGCAACGGGTGCTTTGATGCAGCAATAAGAGAGATTAAAAAGTGTATTGTGCTATGCGCAAACTGCCATAGAAAAGTACATTACGAAGAAAGAAAAAACCCAGCCTTTTGAGCTGGGTTTTCATAACACAGGTACAGATTAGGTACCTTGTGAACCCCAAACACCGAGAGGATCCGACCAGCCGAAGCTATAACGCTCGCGGCTCTTGTAACGTACGTTACCGGTATCGAAATCGCCGTCCATGCTATTTTGTAGCGGGGAACGAACGAAATGCTTCAGACCATTAGGTACATCAGTCATTAAGAACCAACCATTAGTGTCGGTCAAGAAGTGGTTAACGGCATAGCCTTCTGGGATAGTTCCGTTATTCTTGATTGCGTTGATGTCGTTATCAGTTGTGCCAACACGGAGGTTAGTTTCCAATAAACGAGTAGCAACGAACATTAATGCAGGTGGGATTACCAACTTGCGTGGTTTAGCAGCAATTAACAGACCACGCTCATCAGTCCAAGCAGCGATTTGAATAGTTGCGGCTTCTAAAGAAGTCTCATTCAAGTCGGTTGGAGTAGAAGGAATGTTGCTGTTAGTACCACCAGAAACCAAAGGATGCGAAGCACTAAACAAAGGCACACCATCACCACCATAATAATTGGCGCTGTTGGTAAAGCCGTTATTTAATACAGAAGCAGCCTTAACTTGCTTGGTATATGCCATTGCGCGAGCCAATGCTTTGGTGTAACGAGCGGACAACGAATCATACAAGTTGTCTTCGATTGCTTCTTCAGTAACTGAGAAGCCCAGAGCGATAGTCTCATGGGTATAGCGAGCAGTAAACGCTTCTTGTGCATTGTCATAAGAAATTGCGCCACCTTCGTTTTTGACAGGTGCTGCAGAGAAACCGGACAACTTGGTCTCTTCTTCAAATGAACGCTCAGAAGTTTCAGTTTCATAAATTTCTTTATGCTCTTCGCCATAGCGTTTGTACTCTAAACCAAACAACGCGTTTAGACCGGGGAGTAACTCTTTAAGGAGTTGTGAACGAGAAATAGCCATGTTATAGCTCCTTTATTAGTTAGTAGTACCAGCGGACTGATAATACGAATGTACGCCAAAGTTTAGTTTGACGATACAGTCGGTATACGCATCACCGGGGTTAGATGGGAAATTGCCGCCAAAAGTAGAGCTGGAGTTAACCAAGTCAACAATTTTGCACGCCAACGCGCTCGTGTTAGAAACAGTAGCTGACAACGCAACAACTGAGTTACCAGAAGTCGAATTACCAGTTGTGCTGCCTGTACCAGCTGTAAAGTTACCCAAAGCAATAGTTTTACCAATAGAGCCTAGAGTAATAGAACCTAAAGACTGAACTTGATATAACTGATCTGGATCTTCAACAACACGAATAAAGATGTTGGTGTAGCCAGAAGTTACTGCGTTTGCAGGTAAATACTGAGCAAACAATGGATAGCCTAACTGCTGACCAGCCAATTGATAACGAACACCAACGCAAACACCGACAATACCAACAGAGCTGGTAGTTGGGGTAGATGATACAACCGTTGGTTGTCCTGCTGCTGACGCGCCTAACTGCACTAAATCACCCGTATAAATCGGGCTGGCAGTGTTTGTGGTCATTGCATACTCGCGAATAGTACCGCCAGTAAATGCTTGACCGCCGATCATACTGACCGGCTTTAGTCCATAGGGACTAGATACTGTAGCCATTTAAAGCCTCCTAAAATTATTTTGAACCATTACCAAACCCGCTACCTTTAGTCGTCGTGGTCTTGCGATCCGAAAACAAGGGCATACGGGCATCATTGTTCCGCATGAAATGGTTATCCACCGAATTCATTTGGTTATCTGCTTGCTTTTCATAATACTCTGCGCGTGCTTCCGCACGTTCTGTAGGAATCTTGCAAAGCATAAGACCACCTACTTCTACGTTACCGTTTTTATCACTTTGCAGCATTAACTCAGGATGATCTGCTGCTTTCACAGGCTCGTAACCATCACGAAGCTTTTGTGAAACATTAGTCGGAATATCCTGACCATTTACTGCCGTTGCGACCCATCTAAAACTATAGCCATTTTGCGGGGCTGGAGTTGGAAGAGTTGCAGCTGGTTGATAAACAGCACGGGTTGAACTTTTTTCACGTGCGTCCAAATCACGGGGTGTACGATTATTAGCCATTACGGGCCTCCTGTTTTAAAAATTCTTCTGCATAAAGTTTACGTGGGATTCCGAGTTTATCTGCTAACGCGGCCTGCGTAGCACTTAACTTAACGGATTTTTTCGCTCCCGTTGAACGGGTAGCGGAAGCCACAACTGTAGCAGGCTTTTTACTAGGTTCTCCGGATTTTCGGCTTGCGGTTTCTTTTTCCTCATACATCTCAGGAAAAACCGATTTAATGCGAGAATCAATTTTCTCGAAATATTCATCACTACGCGGGTCAAAACCCGTGGCTACAAGTTTTTGGTGTAAGCCTAAAGCAAACGCCGTCATTTCTTCATACCCCGCAGATCCGAACCACTGGTTTTTTGCCTGCCAGCGCAGGGTTTTTTCGTCGGGTTGGGGTACATCTTGTGCCGATGTTTGTATTTGTACAGCATTTTCTGACTTTTGTAAAGTACTTGGTCGGAAATTTTTTGCTGCCTCAATTTTCATTTTGGCATCTGTCAGTGCTTCTTGCGCTTCAATAATGGCGTCTGTGTCATATGCTTCTTGGGCTTCTCTATACTTACGGCGTGCCATTTCAAGCTCAGATTCGGCTTTTGATTGCAACATTTCTTGATAAGAAGTTTCACCAGTTTTTACATATTCTTTAAGGCGTTTATTTTCATCAAGAATTTGTTGGGTAAGACGCTCAAGTTCTTGCTTTTCGCGCATTAGTGCTTCTTTAGCCCGACGTTCATCGTGCCGCGCGTGTGTAAGTTCTTTAATTCGTCCTTGAACACCCTTTGTATACCCTTCAATTTCTTCATCAGAAGGGTCTTCTACTTCCCTTTTTAAAGATTGCGCCCTGCGGTCTTCTTCAGGCACATCATCTTCAATTTCAATTTCAACATCCGTTTCACCGGAAATATCAATATCTACATCGGATTCAAATGCATCTTCCTTATCTAAGGGTTTACCCTGATCTTCTTCATCAGGAAATTTAAATTGCTCTGCCATGGTAGCTCCTATTAAACGCGTGAAATGCCACGAGGATCCATAACAACACCATCGACTTGATCGTCGTTGATGATGCGGAATTCCTTACCGTGGATGTTTATCCTAGTACCGGTATATGGTCGGGTTAATACAAAATCCCCTTCCTTACACCAAGGACCATTTGGAAAGCGATCAGTGTCTTTATACGCTGATACCCCCAGTTTGATAACAAAAAGAACTGGGGATGTTAATTCCTCAACTTTTTTTGTTTCGTCGGATTTCAAAATACCACTCTCAAATGTATCGTCTACATCAATCAAGGCACATAAAATCTTATGCCCCGATGGAGTTGGTATCTGTGTAGCTTTTTCAACAGCGTCCATGGCAGCCAACTCTTGCTCTGTTGGTGCATTTTGCTTAGTCGGTATTACGCCCGGCGGAAGGATTAAACCTTCTGGCGGTAATGCGATGGTTTCACTCATCGTTATCTTTCTCTAAGTACTCAGCGAGGTCAAGTAAATGGCGCTCTGCATAGGCTAGGCCTCGAATCACCCCGCAAAGCTCTCTGTACTGCTCAATTGTTGTGCACTGCCCGTTTGCCATATCGTCAGTGAAGTTATTCATATCTTGGCGAATTTTATCTCGCATCGCGGCTATGAAATCGGCCGTTAGTAGGTCTATCACTCGGTGGTGCCTCCTTTAGGTTTTTGCTGCTGTTCTAATGTTGCTGCGTGTTTTAAAGCATCTGCAACAGTACTTGTTTTATGTTGCTTATCTTGTTGCGCAGTTTTAGCCGCATCTAACGCAAGCTGGGCGCCAGTTCTAACTTTTTCAGTTTGAGCTTGGCTTGTTTTTAACAACAGATTAGCCGCTACTTCTTTAGATTTAATCTGTAATTCTTGTTGTTTAAGCGCAAAATCTGCTTTATCTTTAGCCATCTTACGCTGCAACTCGCCCTGCTTAACCTGCTGATCTATCATTTCTGCCTGTAATACCGGATCTTGGGCGTTTTGCTGTGCTTGCTGTTGCGCAACCATGGCTTGAGACTGTGCCAATACTTGAGGTGCTGCTTCTGCGATAAGTTTCGACAGTTCAATTTCCAAATCTTCTGGCATTTCTTTATCTGGTGCGGGTAATGTAGCCCCCATTGCAGCTTCAATTTTGTTACGGTACGCAAACCCTAAATGCTCTGCTATATGCGCCAGCATAGCCGCTTGAATAATTTGCGCTTGCGGATTTTGCCCAATTAACTGCTGAATAAGCGGATCTTGCATAGCCATTTGGTGTACTTTAATATGCGACTCGTGGTCTTGGTACATAAATGCTTTAAGCGGTTTGCCTTTAAGCGCCGCCATATTTTCTGATACTGGATCTTTTGGCTTTTGATCATCTTCTAGTGGCACTAGTTTGTCGGCATGTTTAATACCCAATACATCTAACATCTGCCTATGTAATTCCGGCAAGTTATATATTTGGGGGGCTGCTTGAGCCAGTTGAATAACGGCTTGATACTGAACTACGCGCTGTGATAGCGTGGCAGCATTTGGATCTGATACCGGTAAAACATCTACGTGGCTGTAATCAGATTTTTTAGCTCTAAAATCGCCGCTTTCGGGTTCATAGTTGTAGTCTTCGTCTGTGTAGTCACGAATAATGCCAGATAAAAGTTTTAATTCTTGCCGTAGTGCATAGTGTACGCGCGCCTGTACAGCGGACATAACTTTCAAAGTGCGCTCTAACAGAGCAAGCGTTGTGCCAACAGGGGCATTAGCCGACATATCAGAAATCTGCAAATCTGAAGCCGATGCAAAACGCCGTCCTTCTTCAATAATTTTATCCATCAAACCAGCTAATACTGCGCTTGGTTCTTTGTATGGGAGCGGCAAAATATTGTCGCGAATTGTTCCAGAACCTACATCAACGTCGCGGAACTCTCCCGGCGCAATCGGCGTATCGTCTCCTTTAATTCGTAACCCTCTGGACTTGAGACCGCCCGGAAGATTGGAGAGAGTACCTGCGTCGACAAGCTGACGTAATATAGAAGTGGCAGATTTAGCAAATCCACCAATAAGGTGGAATAAGCCGAAGCCATATGCTCCGTAGCCGGGGATGTAAACATAGTGTACAAAGTGTTGTCTTTTAATTTTGAGGTCATCATCTTCTTTCCAGTTTCTGCGAATAGCTAAAACTTCATTTGTTCCGCGTACCATTGTTACTACATACGGTAATGCAATCCCTGTAACTTCCCCATCTTCGTCTTTATCTTCAAAACCGGGCAAATCTAAATCAACATGAGACTCATATAACTCAAACCTGTCATCATAAGTCGCAGTAAAACCGGTTTCTTTATCTTTACGTTCTTGAATTTCTGTTTTAACTTTTTGTGGTTCACCTAAATCAGTTTCTTTATAAAAACCAGCATGCATTAGTTTTACTAATTCATTTTCAGTCTTGCGCATGCGATGGGTAACGCGGGGACAAAAAGCCAATTCGCTAGCGCCGTAAGGCAAAATAATATCTTCTGCAGGGACAAATATAGATACTTGGCGTCCAATGCTTGGGTCGTAGTAGACTTTCTTAAATGCAGAGCCGGCTGAGGGTAAATTCCATAACATGCGCTCATGCTCATTTCTAAATTCAGGCATTTTTTCTGTGAGCTGGTAGTTCATATCTTGCTCAACACGTTGCGCCGCTTCTTGTTTTTGGCGAGTTTCTTTACCAACAATTTGTGTTTTTACGGGTCCTTTAGCTGGAAAAGTCTCCATAATTGCTTCAGATTGAAACCGAACTACTGCTTCTGTAATCATCGGATGAAATACGCCACATGCGCCATCCCAAGGTTCAGTTCTTTCTTCAAACTTCAAACCTAGCAAAGTAATACCATCTTTGTACATCTGTTCCCAATCTCTACGAGAACTTAAATCATTATCAATGTCTCCTGCTAAATCTGAAGCTATAGATTGAATTACATCCTCATCTAGTACTTCCGCAAGGTTTTGATTAAATTCTTCGCTGTTCTCATCTTCAGGCGTAATTTCAATCTCCATACCGTCGACACCAATACGTACAGCTTCAGGGTCATCAATCTCAATTTCAATATCGGGCTCATTATCCATTCCTACTGCAGCAGCAAGTCCTTGAGGTGCTGGGTTTAAAGTTTTTTCAATCGACATATTTATTCCTATTTAAAAGCGGGGCCTAATGCCCAAGTAACTGCTGAATATCTAACACCATCAACCACTGGCGCAATTCTGTGTTTAATAAACGAGGGAAACACAACAATATCACCTTTATTTAATAACAGGTTATTTTCTGCAACATTTTCTAATTGTAATTCACCACCCTTATATTCTAAAGGGTCATTTAACTGAATGCTAATACTTAATTTACGTTGCAAGTTATTTTGGTCCGGATAAAACACATCGTAATGCCAATCATAATGCCCATCTTTTTCATATCTAGCTAACTGCATTTGCTCAATAAAAGCAACAGAAAAGTCCCATTTAGCCAACCCATTAGCGTAGTTTAAATACGTTTGGGCTACACAAGCTATGGGAGTTTCTAGCGGTACCCACACTATATCAGTTTTTCGCATCTCGCCTTTAACAGAGGGGGGTTTAGCTGGATCCATCCCCTCTCCAACATTAGCAACAATAGCTCTATCCCAGTTAGTCTCTTTAATAACTAAATCACAAAACTCAGGACTTAAGGCTTTATCAAAGCGCCAGTATAAATTTTTAAACATTAATAATATGCCGTTTTCCGTCTGTATTTAAATAACAAGTCGTCTTTTTCATCTGACTCCAAATTAATAAAACCCCCCTGCCGATACCGCAATAGCGCTTGGGTTGTCGTATCCACAAAGTCATCGTGCTCACCAACTGGGAACGCCGCAATCTCTTCAATTACTTCTCTAGCCCACCTTCTGTCTGGCGCCCATACTTTACCCGACGCGAACAAATCAGACACGGCGTTTAGCCTAGCTACTTTATCGTTTCCACGGCTGGGGGTAAACTCTTGTATGGGTAACCCCATTCTTCTAAGCTCTTGTATTAGCGGGCTTCCGGCGGCTTTTTTCTCAATTATGCAGGCATCTGGTTCCCACTCTTTGTAGTGCTTTAGCGCCGTCGCTTTTAATTCCGGAAACGTTAACCGATCTTTAAACGCATCTAGCAAGATTATGTTCGGGCTCATCTCATCGTTCTCGTTATACCAAACACCCCAAGTAGTACACGCGCTGTAGTCGCTGGTAGTTTTTATCTCATGCGCCGTATCCCAAGACTGAATTATGTACTCTACTTTCGGTGGGTCATCTGCTTCCCATATCCGCCAGTCCGTTCTTTTTATCAACGCAGACATATCACTAGTGGGCTGCTGCATGTACTGGGCGTTCCAATACCTCGGATCCATCTGTAGTTTTTTAGCCTCTAACTGCTCCAGAGGCCACTGCTCGGGCCAAAGACTTTTACCGCTAGGCAGAATGGCAGGCAGTTCTACAACCTCCCACGGCTCGGCATCTGGGTTCTGTATAGTGAAGTTCACCAGCCGCCCAGTTAAGTCCACCAAACTCCAGCGCGTCATAATAACTATGATCGCACCACCCGGCATTAGACGCTGTAGAGGACCCGTCTGGAACCAAGACCACGCATTATCGAACGTCGCCCGACTGTTAGCCTTTATATCCTGCTCAGAGTGGGGGTCATCAATAACAAACAAGTCAGCACCTCTTCCGGCGAGTGCACCACCCACACCAACAGCGTAGTACTGACCACCAGCCCCAGTAGACCATTTGCCAGCCGCTTTTTGGTCATCAGCGATAACTGCATCTGGAAAAACTTCTTTATATTCATCGGATTCAATTAAG